AGCACAATCAAAACGAAAATCAAGAACAAACCACAACTACTTGAAGCGTTAGAACTTCTTCAGTATGATGTCCAAGAGGATCAGGAATTAATAAATCCTATTAATCATCAGCATGAAAAGGTAAAAGTAGATATTTCTATAGGGAATGATATTGGATTTCGTTTGAATAATAATGGTGAATATGAATTAGTAGCAGATATTCAAACATGGAATCAATCTATACCTCCAAAACGGTTTGTTGAGAAGGTTACTCAACAGTATGCTCGTATGACAGTTCATAATCAAGTTAAAGAAATGGGATTTAAGGTTGACGAAGAGTGGGAAATGGATGATAATAGTATAGAGTTAACAGTTTCACGCTGGATTTAAGTATGAGTGAAGAGTTTGGTCGCATTGCATCAGCACTCGAAAGAATTGCTGCTGCACTTGAACACTTACATATTGAACAGATTGATCATGCACACATCGATGACATCGGTGAGATACATGGTGATGTTACTACCCATCCTAAAAACTTCTAATGAGATTTAAAGCACTAGTTTTTGTCAGATTAAGAGGATCTGTATCTGATGCTGCTGGTAATGCAGTTATGAATAATGTTAAAATGGTTGCCCCTAAAGTTCAACCTCATTTGTTAAGGATTGGTAAGGCAATTGATTTTTGGTTTGATGCAGAAACTGAAGAGATAGCAAGAGAACAAATGGATCTTCTTTCTGATAGAATGCTTTCCAATACTGTGATAGAAGATTGGGAATATGAATTAGAGGAAACCGAAGAAACTGGTATAGGAAATATATCTAATGACAATGCAGGTACATCAAAGCACCACTTATTTGATAAATAAAAGGTAAGGATGCTTACCAGTAATGAATATCCATATAGATTTACCACTTAATATAGAAGTTCCTAACTCTCCAGCAGAGTTTAAATTGGGATTGATGTTCAGAGAAAGTCTGGAAAAAGATAGTGGAATGCTTTTTATATTTGATAGTGTAGAACAGCAATCCTTTCATATGAAAAATACCAAGATTCCCTTGGATATTGCATTCATTAAGGAAGATGGGACAGTTGATAGTATTCAAGAATTAAAACCACACAATCCTCTTCCAGTTTATTCTTTTGGTGAAATTAAATATGCATTAGAGGTAAATAAAGGATGGTTTGAAGAGCATAATGTTAGAATAGGTGATAAGATACTTGAGCAGGTAGTTGATAATTATAATACTTCTGATTGGAGGGATGATTTTAATCCAACAAAAATTGAATCTATTGATATAATTAAACCAGAACCTATGGTTTCACCTAAATCAAATATTCCTTATGAAGATTTAGCAGAAGCAACTAGAATTGCACCTAAGGTTGGTAATATAATTGATGTGTATTTGGCATGGAGAGGTCAAAATTATATGATAAAAATGTTTTTCCCTCAAGTAACAGTACCGTCAAGAAAAGATATTAGAGATCAAGTTCATAAAGTATATCCAGGTGCTAAGGTTTGGAATTATCAAGTGTCTACATATAAACCAGGTGAACCCTTATTAATGAATTAGTATGCCAGTACAAGATGAAGTATATCTAGGTAATCCCCTTTTAAAGAAAGCTAATGTTCAGCAAGAATTTACGAAAGATCAAATTCTTGAGTTCATGGCATGTAAGAATGATCCCGTATATTTTGCAAAACGACATGTAAAGATTGTTAGTTTGGATGAGGGTCTTGTTCCTTTTCAACCTTATGATTTTCAAGAAAAATTAATTCAGAATTTCCACGAGAATAGATTTAATATATGTAAGATGCCTCGTCAGACTGGTAAGTCTACTACATCGGTATCATACTTATTACATTATGCTGTGTTTAATGATAATGTAAATATTGGTATTCTTGCTAACAAGGCAGCAACTGCCAGAGACTTACTGGGCAGATTGCAGACTGCATATGAGAACTTGCCTAAATGGATGCAGCAAGGAATTATATCATGGAACAAAGGTTCACTGGAGTTAGAAAATGGTAGTAAAATCTTGGCAGCTTCCACTAGTGCTAGTGCTGTTCGGGGTATGTCTTTCAACATCCTCTTCTTGGATGAGTTTGCTTTTGTTCCCAATCACATCGCTGAGTCTTTCTTTGCTAGTGTTTATCCTACTATTACTTCTGGTAAAAGTACGAAAGTAATAATGGTTTCAACCCCTCACGGGATGAATCATTTTTATAGATATTGGCATGATGCAGAAAAAGGTAATAATGAATATGTACCAACGGATGTTCATTGGTCAGAAGTTCCTGGTAGAGATTCTGAATGGAAGAGACAAACGATTGCAAACACATCTGAACAACAATTTAAGATTGAGTTTGAATGTGAGTTCTTAGGATCTGTTGATACTCTTATTGCACCAAGTAAATTAAGATCATTAGTATACGAAGAACCATCAACAACTAATGCTGGATTGGATGTATATGTAGAACCTCAAAAAGGACATGATTATGTAATAACAGTTGATGTGGCAAGAGGAGTATCTAAAGATTATTCTGCTTTTGTAGTAATTGATATAACTGAGTTTCCGCATTGTGTAGTAGCAAAGTATAGGAATAATGAAATTAAACCAATGCTTTTCCCATCTCTTATTCAACAGGTGGGAACCAAATATAATGATGCATTTGTTTTATGTGAGGTAAATGATGTAGGAGATCAGGTAGCATCTATATTAAATTTTGATATGGAGTATACAAATCTTCTTATGACTTCCATGAGAGGAAGAGCAGGTCAAGTTGTTGGACAAGGATTTTCTGGTAAGAAGACTCAACTAGGAGTTAAGATGTCCAAGACAGTTAAGAAGGTAGGTTCTCTTAACTTAAAAACATTAATAGAAGAAAATAAACTTCTCTTTACTGATTATGATATTATGAGTGAATTAACTACATTCATTCAAAAGAGTAATTCATTTGAGGCAGAAGAAGGATGTAATGATGACCTTGCTATGTGTTTGGTCATATATGCATGGTTAGTTGCTCAAGATTATTTTAAAGAACTTACTGACCAAGATGTAAGAAAGAGATTATATGAGGAACAGAAGAATCAAATAGAACAAGATATGGCTCCATTTGGTTTTATGTCTGATGGAATGGAAGAAGAATCCTTTGTAGATACTGAAGGAGATAGATGGTTTACTGATGAATATGGGGATAAAGGTGGTGGTATGGACTATATGTGGAAGTATTAAGGGGTGTTCACGAACGAGTCATGCATTTTTGACCCCTCGAAAATAAACTTTTTAATAAATAATTTCAAGTTAAACTGAGAAATTCGGAGACAGAAAACATGGCGACTCCTCAATTATCTCCTGGTGTTCTAACTAGAGAGGTTGATTTAACAGTAGGGAGAGCTGATAATGTATTAGACAACATAGGAGGCATTGCGGGTCCATTCCCACAAGGTCCAGTTGACGATTTGGTGAATATAACTACTGAACAGGAACTTATCAATGTATTTGGTAAGCCTATTTCCACAGATGCACAGTATGCGTATTGGATGAGTGCTGCATCTTATCTTTCATATGGAGGAGTTCTTAAAGTAGGTAGAACAGATGGTTCTTTACTTAAGAATGCTAATGCTGGTGTAGGTGCTGCATCTGCTAACCTTAAAATTAAAAATTATGATGATTATTTAAACAATTATTCAGAAGCAACAAACTTTGTATTCTCTGCAAAGACTCCTGGTACTTGGGCAAACAGTCTTAAGATCTGTACAATTGACAACTTAGCAGACCAAACACTTAAGTTTGCTAGTGTTAACTTAGCAGGTCTTGGTGCTACTGTTGGATATGGTATAACACAGGCAGTTTCTGATGTTGTACTTCCAGGAGCAGGAAGCACATCAGATTTCAGTGGTTACATTAAAGGTATTATAACTGGTGTTACTACAAGTTCTACTGCAGGTCTTTCTGAAGTACAAGTTAAAGTTGTAGAAAGAGTTGATTCTGCTGGTGTTGCTACCGCAATCAATTATGCAGAAGGTGCAGCATATGCTTCATTCACTACTGGTGATGTTTTATTCCATAAAGTGAATGGTGCTGTTGTAGGTACTGGTGCAACTGCAGTAACTGCTGCAAGTGACTGGTATGATGAGCAGACTCTTGGATTAACTAACGCAACAGTTTACTGGAAGTCTATTGCTCCAAGACCAACAACTAACAAGTATTCACTTGATAGAAATGGTAAGAACGATGGTACTCATATTGTCGTTGTTGATGATTTAGGAGAAGTAACAGGAATTACAGGTCAAATTCTTGAGAAGCATACAAATCTTTCTAAGGCACTTGATGCTCAGTCAGATGTAAATTCACCTCAGAAGATCTGGTACGAAGATTATCTATCACTATACTCCGAGAATGTATACGCTGGTGGTAATCCTGGTAGTGGTATTGACGAACAGTGGGGAACAGCTCCTGCTGCTGGTGGATTCACTGCTCTAGGTGGATGGCAACAAGTTAGTGCTGGAGACGGTATCTGGGGACAAAATGCTCAAGGAGTTAACTTTGCTTCAGTTGGAAATATCACATATTCCTTAACAGGTGGTGTTGATTACACTGCTGCTAAGGGTATGAAATGTGAACTTGGTGATATTATTACTTCTTACGGACTATTCTCAAATAAAGACGAAGTAGAAGTTGATTATCTCATAATGGGTCCAGGATTTGATGGTGAAGGAGATTCACAAGCAAAAGCAAACTATCTAATCTCTCTTGCTAATGAGAGAAAAGATTGTATGGCAACTGTTGGACCACATAGAGCAAATGTTGTTGGAGTTTCTAATAGTGATACTCAGACAACAAATCTAACCAACTATTTCAGTTCGTTAGCATCTTCATCTTATGCAACACTTGATAGTGGTTATAAGTATACTTACGATAGATTCAACAATAAGTTCCGTTGGATACCAACCAATGCTGATATAGCAGGTTTGATGGCTCGTACATCACTCAATTCATATCCTTGGTTCTCACCAGCAGGACAACAGCGTGGTATTATTAACAATGCAATTAAACTTGCATATAATCCTAATAAGGCACAAAGAGATCTTCTTTATCCATTAAGAGTTAATTCAGTTATCACACAACCTGGAGTTGGAACACTTCTATTTGGTGATAAGACTGCTCTTGGATATGCATCTGCCTTTGATAGAATTAATGTTAGAAGACTATTCCTAACAATTGAGCAAGCACTACAAAGTGCAGCAGAAGCACAACTCTTTGAACTCAATGATGAGTTAACAAGAGCAAACTTCAAGAATATCGTTGAACCATATCTTCGTGACATTCAGGCAAAGAGAGGACTCTATGGATTCCTTGTTATTTGTGACACCACAAACAACACACCTGATGTTATTGATAATAATGAATTCCGAGCAGACATCTTCCTGAAGCCTGCGAAGTCAATTAATTATGTTACTCTTACTTTCGTTGCTACCCGTACTGGTGTTAGTTTCGAGGAAGTAGCAGGTCGAGTTTAATTCTAATATCTAAATAACACAGGAGGATTACAAACCAATGGCTAGAGACAATCATTCCATCTCCGATTTTAAATCAAAATTAGTTGGTGGTGGTGCAAGGCCGAATTTATTTGAAGTTCAACTTACTACAGTTCCGAACTTCCCGTCTTGGAATAAAAATGACTTTAAGTTTATGTGTAAGGCAAGTTCATTACCTGCCTCTACCATAGCAAATATTGATGTTCCTTTCAGAGGAAGAATCTTTAAAGTTGCTGGAGACAGAACTATTGAAACATGGTCAGTGACCGTTATTAACGATGAGAGTTTTGAATACAGAAATGGATTTGAAGAGTGGATGCAACTTATTTCTAGATTAGAAAATAACTTAGGTGCTACAAACCCAGAAGCTTATATGACCAATGCCACTGTTATTCAGTTAGGTAAAGGTGCAGCAACTGGAAAGAAAGATCCTAAAGGAAAAACAGCATCTGGTAATAATAACGCTACTTATGGTGGTGGTGATGGTAGAGTTGCAGAATTGGCAAGATATGAATTCCTT